AGACCGTATGGTGGAGTACCGCCCCGAGCATGAACGGCTCTTATACAGCCTTGGATTAGCAGGGTCGGCATTTAAGAAGGTATATTTTGATCCAAACTTGGGTAGACAGGTTGCTGTCTACATACCCGCTGAAGATGTCATCATCCCTTACGGAGCATCAAATATTGAAACAGCAGAGCGTGTTACCCACGTTATGCGAAAGACCAAGAATGAGTTAAAGAAGCTTCAGTTCAATGGATTCTACAGGGATGTGGAACTGGGAGAGCCTCAAGCATTTCATACCGACATAGAGAAAGCCAAGGCAGAAGAAGGTGGGTTCTCCTTAACTGATGATGATCGGTTTGCTGTATATGAAATACACGCTGATCTGGTTATCGAAGAGCTGGATGATTCGGAAGACGATATCGCCAAACCTTATGTAGTAACTATAGAGAGAGGCTCTAATGAAGTCCTATCTATACGAAGGAACTGGAATCCTGATGACTCACTTACCTTAAAACGCCAACACTTCGTACATTATGTTTATGTCCCCGGATTTGGATTCTACGGGCTGGGTCTGATACATATAATAGGGGGGTACGCTAAAGCAGGTACGTCTCTTATACGGCAGTTGGTGGACGCAGGGACACTATCTAATCTTCCGGGTGGTTTGAAAGCTCGTGGCCTACGGATCAAAGGAGATGATACCCCGATAGAGCCGGGAGAGTTTAAGGATGTAGATGTACCGTCAGGAAGCATCCGCGACAATATCATGCCTCTTCCCTATAAAGAGCCAAGCCAAACCCTGTTACAACTACTTAACCAGATCACGCAGGAAGGTAGACGGTTAGGGGCAATCAGTGACATGAATATCTCTGATATGTCTGCTAACGCACCTGTGGGTACAACTCTGGCGTTATTGGAGCGTACTCTCAAACCTATGGCAGCAGTACAAGCACGAGTCCATTACGCAATGAAACAGGAGTTCAGGCTTCTTAAAAAGATAATGGAAGAGTATGCACCTGCGGAGTATGGCTACGAGCCAGTGCGAGGAGCAGTGACTGCAAGACAGGCAGACTATGCGATGGTAGATGTAATTCCTGTCAGTGACCCGAATAGTTCAACAATGGCGCAACGGGTGGTTCAGTATCAGGCTGTTCTACAGATGTCCCAGACTGCACCCCAGATATATAACCTACCTCAACTGCATAGACAGATGATTGAGGTGTTGGGGGTTAAAAATGCAGATAAACTTGTCCCGACAAAAGACGATGCAATACCGACAGATCCTGTAAGCGAAAACATGGATGCGCTAGTTGGTAAGCCAATGAAAGCATTTATTTATCAGGATCACGAAGCGCATATTGCTGCTCATGTATCGTTTATACAAGATCCTATGATTGCCCAATCCGTAGGGCAGAATCCTAAAGCGCAACAGATTATGGCTGCATTACAGGCACATATAGCAGAACACACAGGGTTCCAGTATCGTAAACAAATTGAAGAGAAGCTTGGTGTACCGTTGCCTTCACCGAATGCAGAACTAGCAGAAGAGGTAGAAATTAATCTAGCAAGACTAATAGCGCAAGCAGGGGCTGAAGTTAGTCAAGAACACCAACAGCAAATGGCGCAACAACAAGCGCAACAACAAGCGCAAGATCCGTTATTCCAGATGAAACAAGCAGAATTACAGCTTAAAGGTCAGGAAGAACAGCGTAAAGCCCAGAAAGATCAGGCAGATATACAGCTCCAAGCCGCAGAACTTGAACGTAAGAGCAAGAAAGATCAGGCAGATGCAATGATAGAAGCTGAAAGGCTAAAGCTTGAGGAGCAAGAAGTGCAGATTGATGCCCAGAAAGCAGGGGCTAAATTGGCAGCGGATCGTAGAAAAGACAATACCAAACTGGATTTAGACATACTAAAGACCATGCAAGATACTAAAACGGATAGATAATTTATGGCAAAAACCATCTTTGATGTGCTTAAAGATAAAATCGAGGAAGACAAAACCTCTGCATTGGAATTTCTTGGTGGTGGAGGAGCTAAAGACTTCTCTCAATACCAAGAGGTAACAGGTTTAATTCGGGGTCTACAAACCTGTTTAGGATACATAGACGACCTCTCGCGCAATTACTTGGAAGACGACGATGACTAAAGCAGCAAAATCTATAGAGGCTAGAGAGCAGGAACTTGATGCACAACTACCCAAGCCTGTTGGTTATAGGGTGTTAATAGCACTTCCTTTTGTTGAAGAAACTTTTGATGGCTCAGACCTGATAAAAGCAAATACCACCAAACACCATGAATACATTATGTCCATAATAGGGGTTGTATTAGACATGGGAGAGCAATGTTACGCCGATACAGAAAGATTCCCTACGGGGCCGTGGTGTAAACAAGGAGACTATGTTATGTTTCGTGCCAATTCAGGTACACGTTTCACTGTAGGCGGGCAAGAGTACCGTTTAATGAATGACGATTCTATTGAGGCAGTAGTAGATGACCCTCGTGGTATTCAGAAGGTATAGGAGGTAAAACATGGCATTTCAAAAAGTAGAATACACGTTCCCAGATGAACAGGAAGAAGAAGTGAATACGGATATAGAAATAGAAGATTCTGGTGCCATTGAAGTAGATATTTCTGGTAAGACTCCAGAACCTGAAGCAAAAGTCGAAGAGGTAGTTGAGGAAGATCTTGATATAGAGGTGGTTGACGATACCCCTAAAGCAGATCGGAATCGTAAACCTTCTGAACCGCCAACAGATGTTACTGATGAAGAACTAGAACAGTATTCTGAAAAAGTTCGTAAACGAATCCAACACTTTAATAAAGGCTATCACGACGAACGCAGAGCTAAAGAAGCGGCTGTAAGAGAAAGAGAAGAGTTGGAGCGGTACGCTCAGACGCTAGTTGATGAGAACAAAGAACTACGTGGGAACGTAAACAAAAACCAAGAAGCGTTACTGGAACAGGCAAAACAAGCAGTAACTGCGGAAATGGAGCAAGCACGACAAGCATATAAAGATGCTTATGAGTCTGGGGATACAGAACGTGTAATGGAGGCGCAAGAGCAGTTAACTAACGCTACGTTACGCACAGACAAGCTTGACAACTTTGAATTTACACCTTTACAGGAAGATGAAACTCCTGTAAAAACGGACACTGAAGCTGTTCGTGATCCTAAAGCCCAAGCATGGGCGGATGCAAACCCTTGGTTTAGGGAAAACGAAGAGATGCGGGATGTAGCTGTAGTTATCCACCAAAGTTTGGTGAGAGACCAGATAAGCCCGCAAAGTGATGAATACTACGAGGCGATTAACGCCCGTATGCGGCAATTTTATCCAGATTATTTTGGAGAGAATGAAGAACCGGAAGTTGAAAAACCGAAGCGACAATCTAACGTGGTTGCACCCGCTACGCGGAGCACAGCACCTAAAAAGGTGAAACTAACGCAAACACAAGTGGCCCTCGCCAATAGGCTTGGAGTCCCGTTAGAAGAATACGCCAAACAGGCTGCACTTGAAGCAAGGAGGCAAAATGGCTGAAAATAGACTAGACCGTGAACATACCACTCGTGAAAAGAGTGTCCGAAAGCGAGCTTGGCGGCGTCCAGAAACGCTACCCTCTCCTACACCGCAGGACGGATATGAATTTCATTGGGTACGGGTTAGCACTCATGGATTAGTTGATGCCACCAATGTGTCTTCTAAATTACGTGAAGGTTGGGAACCCTGTTTAGCAAAGGATCACCCAGAGATTACATTAGTAACTATAGAGCAAGAACGCTTTGCAGATAATATTGTAATCGGTGGATTGATGCTTTGTAAGGCTCCGAGAGAGTTGGTTGAAGAACGCACTGAGCATTTTGAAACCCAAACACGATCTCAAATGGCCTCTGTGGATAACAACCTGATGCGAGAAAATGATCCTCGTATGCCTTTATTTAATGATAGGCAATCGAAGGTCACTTTTGGACAAGGTAATTAATTAATTTTTGTTAAGAGGTTAACATGGCATATCCTACTGTTGATGCCCCTTACGGGCTAAGGCCGGTTAATTTAATCGGTGGGCAGGTGTTTGCTGGGTCTACTCGTCAGATGAAAATCGCTTCCAACTACGGTACTAACATTTTTTATGGAGATGTTGTTAAGTATGCAAGCGATGGTACTCTGGAGCTAGACAATGGCACGACCACTGCTACTCCTATCGGAGTTTTTCTTGGGTGTACGTTTACTGACCCCTCTACTAGTCAACTAACATTTAAGCAATACTATCCTGCAAGCACTGTTGCAAGTGATATTATGGCTTATGTATGTGATGATCCTGATGCACTATTTAGAGTTGCAGCAGTTTCAGGCACTACGACTGTAGCTGGTTACGGACGTACTGTTGTAAATAATAATATGTCATTGGTTCAGAATACTGGATCAACTGTCACTGGTAACTCCAAAGTCGCTGTTCTTGGTAGCTCGGCTGCAACTACTGCTACACTTCCCATCAGGGTTGTTGATGTAGTTCCAGATACTGCTACTGCGTCAGATACTTTTGTTGAATTTATCGTTAAGTTCAACTTTGGCGATCACCAGTATTATAACGCTACTGGCGTATAGGAGTAATTTAATATGGCAATTTCACGCGCCCAACTGTTAAAGGAACTCCTACCCGGACTAAACGCTTTGTTTGGAATGGAGTACGCTAAATATGGGGAAGAACATAAAGAAATCTTCGAGTCGGAGACTTCTGATCGTTCTTTTGAAGAAGAAACCAAACTGTCTGGCTTCTCAGCAGCACCCGTTAAGAACGAAGGTGCAGCCATTGAGTATGACAATGCACAAGAAGCATGGACTGCTAGGTATAATCACGAAACAATAGCAATGGGTTTCAGTGTTACTGAAGAGGCTATCGAAGATAACCTTTATGACTCGCTATCGTCTCGCTATACCAAAGCACTGGCTCGCGCTATGGCGTACACCAAGCAGGTTAAAGCAGCTTCAATTTTGAACAACGCTTTTGCTGCCGGTACTACCTATGGTGATGGTCAGACTTTGTGTTCTACTGCTCACCCGCTAGTATCTGGAGGTACTAACTCTAACCGTCCTGCTACGGCATCTGACCTTAATGAGACTTCTTTGGAAGCCGCAGTTATTCAGATAGCTGGTTGGACTGATGAGAGAAGCCTTCTTATCGCGGCACGACCTACCAAGCTTATTATCCCACCCGCACTGCAATTCGTTGCAACTCGGTTGTTGGAAACTGAAGGTAGGGTTAGTACAGCAGATAACGACATCAACGCATTACGTAATAATGGTTCAATCCCAGAGGGATACGCAATCAACCATTATCTTACCGATACTGATGCGTGGTTCGTTATGACTGACGTACCTAATGGTCTGAAGCACTTTACTCGTACACCAATGTCTACATCTATGGATGCTGACTTTGATACAGGTAACAGCCGCT